CATTTAAGAAAAAAATACCAAAAGTTGTTCCTTCAACAAAACTAGGAGCAGCAGCAGCCTACACAGGTAGACAAGCCTCTTCAGGAGCTATAGCATCTCAAATTGGTTTTAATCCTTATGATGAACAAATGGCAGAATGGCTTGGCGAGTTTATGCCTGAAGACACAGGTTGGAAAGGAGACTTAAAAGACTATTTAACAGCAGATAGACAAACTAAAACTCAACTAGAAAATAGAATAGACTTACTAGCTGAAGGAGCTTTTCTTGGTTTAGGAGTTGCTGCTGTAGGTGGTATGTTTAAAGGTGGTAAATATTTATCAGAGGCAGAATTAAAAGATAAATTTGTAACTGGATTTAAAAATAGTATAAACAGAATAGGACAAGGAACTAGTGATAGATTAGAATCTTTTGTAAAAAAATTAGATTTAGATTATACTAAGTCTGATACAGCTCAAAGAAAAGCTACACTAGCCCATAGAAATCAAGACGTTATAGATGGTAAAGTAGTAGATATGGGAGACATAGATGCTATGAAACCTAGTAAGTATACTAAATGGTTATCAGATGTTAATCTACAGTTTAGTGATAGTCCTATATTAAGAAAACTAGATAATCTTAGAAGTAAATTAGTTACTACAAGAGGAGGAAGAACTAGGGCTTTAAATGAAAAGTTTTTAAAAACAGAAAACATTAAAGAAAAATGGTCTGATAATATTAATAATACTGCTTATAATTTAGAAAAATCTTTAGACGATTTAGTTTTAAAAGTAAGCGATGGTAATTTTTTTAGTAACAATAGATTAGAAAATAAAGAAAAGTTTTTAAAAAAACTTAGTGATGTTCTATATACTGACTTTAGAAGCCCTACTATAGTAACAGGTAAAAGTGGAATAAAACTAGGTAAAAGACAAAAACCTACTTTTGAAAAAGAATTACAAAGTAATTTTCCAGAAGAAATGTGGGATGACATTAGACAGGCAAGGAATTTACAAGATAACCTTAGTAAGTTAATGTTAGAAAGCAATACATTAACTAATGCACAAAAGAAAATATATACAGATAGTTTAGGTTTTTATGTTAGGAGGTCTTTTAAACTTTATGAAGATTCTAATTATGTTCCTAGTAAAGATTCACTTAAAGAAGCTCGTAAATTTTTAGAAGAAGAAATATTAAAAGAAAATCCTAACATTGCTCCTGAAGATTTAAGATTAGAAGTAATTGCTAAGATGAAAATAATAGAAGGTAAAGGTGCTAAAGCAGGAAGTTCTTTTACTCAAAATTTAGATAAGTTTGACAGAGTTAGAAAAGAAATATTAAATGGACGTAAAGATATTCCCCCACCAATTAAAAATTTCTTAGGAGAAATAGAAGACCCTATACAAGCATTAATTTATTCAACAACTAAACTTTCTAAATATGTAGAAGATATAAAATTTTATAATGATGCTTTTGAAGAAGGCTCTGAAATTTACTTTAAGTCTAAGCCATCAGGAGTTTTTACAGAAGAAATAGGAGAAGGATACGGTAAACTTAGTAAAACATTTACTACTCCTGAAATGAAAGAATATTTTTCTAGTTATCAAAAGTTTGGACAACAAACTTTAGAAACAAACGAGCTTAGTATTAGAGGAGGTGTTGGCTGGGCATATAGAAACACATTACTACTAAAAGGATTATCACAAGCTGCTAAAACTGTATACTCACACGCTACACATTTTAAAAACTTTATTGGTGGTAATCATATGTCACTAGCTAATGGAGTTAATACTTTAAACCCTGCTAAAAGTTTAAGGATTGTAAAAACTTTAAGAGCTAAAACTAGAAGAGATAAAGATGCACAGGCTTATCATGAAGAACTTTCAGGAAGAGGTCTTTTAAGTAAAGGAGTAGTAGCTCGTGATATAGAAGGGTTAGCTAAAGATATTAGTAAAGTTAAGAAAGGATTTTTAGTAGGTAAAGTTGATTGGGCTTTTGGTAAATTAGGTTTAAAATACGTAGCTAAAAAAGCTCAGAATTTTTACATAGGAACAGATGATTTTTATAAAGTTAATATGTATGAGTCAGAACAAGTTTGGTTAAATGATTTTAATAAAGCACTTCCTAACGATGTAAAATTTGATACTTATCGTTTTAAAAATCTAGAAGCTATTAAAGATGAAGCAGCTACTATGACTAGAGATACTTTACCTAACTATGATTTAGTTCCTGAAATTTTAAAAGATTTAAGAAGAGTTCCTTTTGTAGGTAAATTCTTTTCTTTTATGTCTGAGTCAATTAGGATTTCTCAAGGAACACTACGAAGGGCTCATAAAGAAATTACAACAGGAAAAGCTTTAAAAGCTGAAGGAGCAACTGAAGCTGGTGATATAATTTTAAAAAGAGGAACTAATCGTTTAGCTGCTTTTACCGTAATGGGAGGAGTAGGAGCTAAAGCAGTTGAAGAAGGAAGCAAAGCAGTGTATGGTGTAACTACAGATGTTGTAGACGCAGCAAGAGACATGTTACCTGATTATATGCAAAATGCTAATTTATTTGTTACAGTTAAAGAAGACGGAACACCTACTGTAGCAAATATTAGTACATGGGATGCTTATGATTTTCCTAAAAAACCACTACAGGTTCTTTCTCGTAGAATTTTAAATTCTAATAATGTAAATGATGAAGAGCTTTACAAAGATATGTTTACAACTTTAACTAGTGAAATGGTTGCTCCTTTTATAGGTGAATCTTTAATACAAGAACAATTAAGTAATTATATTTTTTCAGACGGTATAACTAACGATAAAAGATTAATGAGAAATCCTTTTAATAAAAGTGAACAGTATGATAACTCCGGAACTCAAATTGAAAATGCTTTAAATAAAGATAATCTTAATATTTTAATGGCTAATATATTTCAAACTGTTTTACCGGGAAGTATAGATAGAGGAATAGACTGGGCTAAAACATTAGGTAAAGAACAAACAGAATTTGACCAAGATATTTATCCTGTTGACCAAGCTATGAAGTTTTTAACAGGATGGGGAACTCAACCTTTAAATAAAGAATATGTAGAAAATGTTTTTTCTTTTAAAGCTAGTAAACTTAGTAAAGAAAAAGGATTCAGAAGAAGAAGAGTATATAACGCTATTGATAAAGATTTAGACAACACTAAATTTATTAATAATTATTTAAAAGAAAATCAACAGTATGCTAAATCATATGCTAAAACGCATAAACTAATAAAGTCTGGAAATACTTTTAATTTAGATGTTAATGCTTTATTACAAGATTCAGGTTTTAATGAATCAGATAGAATATATTTAACATTAGGAGACAGTTTTAAACCTCTTGGAATAACAAAAGACATGGATAGAATGTTAATGGAAAACTCTTCTAGTCTAAAACAATACAAAGAATTAAAACAAGACCTTAATGTTATTGACTTGTCTTTAAGTAATATACCTATTATATTTGACTCTGATAATTATAAACAAACAGGAACTGAAGTTTTTGAAGACTTAAGAGAAAACTATAAAACAGGAGGAATAGTTCCAAATGTTCAAGAAGACCCTAAAGATAGAAAAAATCCTATTCTTCAAGAAAGTTATAAAGAAACTTCAAAAGGTTTAACTGACTTACAAAAAATTATAGGCGTAGCTAATGAAGTTTTAAAGCCTAAAGAACAAATGGAAAGACTAGGGTTTAAAGATGGTGGTATGACTGATACTATAAATTCTTATTTAACAAAGTATAGAACTCAAAATGAAAAACAATACGATGAAGAAACAGGAGAACATACTCATAATAAAGAAGTAAATAAAGAGCCTGATAAGTTTGTAAAAGATATGTATTTAAAGTTAAAAGAAAGTGGTCATCCTTTCCCAAAGATGGCAGCAGCACAAGCAGGAGCAGAAAGCGAATATGGAATGAGTGCGTTGTCACGAAAAGCTAACAATACTTTTGGAGTTAAAGTAAGAAAAGGTGAAAAGTTTGAAGGCGTAATGATGCCCACTAAAGAAGACTATGGTCAAGGACAAGTAGACGAAGTAGCTAATTTTAGAACATATGATACTGTTGATGCTAATATAAAAGGTTATATAAACTTTTTAAACACAGGAAATTATGATAAAGCTTTAAACGCTGAGTCAGACATGGAGTATTTACAAGAACTTAAAAATGCTGGATATGCTACTGACCAAGACTACGTAACCACAGTTGGTTCTGTTTATAAACGTAACATAGAAAGTGGTACTTTTGATTAATGGGTTTTCCGTTTGAAATAATAACTATGTTAGGCTCTACTGTACTCGGTGGAGTTATGAGTGTTTGGGCAGAGAGTCGTAAGGCTAAACAAGACCAACAAAAACTTCTTATAACACGTGGTGAGTTTGAAATGAAAGCTCGTAAAGCTGCAAGAGATGTTAAAGATAAAGGATTCCAGTGGACAAGAAGAATTATAGCATTAACATCAGTGTTTGCTATTGTTGTTTTACCTAAACTTGTTGCTGTTTATTATCCTGCTGTAGATGTTACTGTAGGATATACAAACTTTCAACCGGGATTTTGGTTTTTTAAAGAAGGTAGAGATGTTTTTGAATGGATTACATTTCAAGGTCTTGTAATTACACAATTAGACACCAACTTAGTATCAGCTATTATAGGTATGTACTTTGGTGGTAGTTTAGTTAAGAAGTAATATGAACGATTGGATACAAGCAATAGAAACTATAGGTATTCCGGCAGCAGGTGCAGCAGGGTTAGGATATCTTGTATGGGTACTTTTTAAATCTTTGATAGCAGACATACATAAGAAGTTAGATACGCAACATGGTATGATAGTTGCATTAATAGATAGAATAAGACAGATGGATAACGACATGATTAGAATAGATGCCATGTGTCGGGCAGCAATGGGTTTAAAACCCGATATAGATAGGATAGCAAGAGCAGATGGAAAAAAAGACCAAAGAAAAGACTAATAAAAAAATACTACAGATAGTTAATCTTTCTCCAAGTGAGTCTTGGATAGAAAAGATTGTAGATGTACACCCTATGAGACAGATTACTATAGCCTCTATTGTACAAGTAGTAGTGTTTGGCTTTATGCTAGGTGCTTTTTGGATAAACTCACAAATATTTTAAAGATTATGAAACTAAAACCAACATTTAAAAGCAATAAAACTATAAGGAACTGTAAGTTCTGTATGTTTTTTTGGACTATACTTATTATGTTTTGGTCTGTAGGAAGCATTGCAGACGAAATGGTACATAAGTTTAAGAGTCCTAGCTTTAGTGGTATCAACACTAGCTCACATTATCTTACAATTCAGAACCAAGAGTTCAATCGTAAGGCAGCTCTCAAAGCAGAGATAAAAGCTTTACAAGACCAAATAGAAAGAGACAAAGAGAATACAACACTTGCAAGGTTCATAAGGAACTTGGAATCACGTATATACTCACAGTTGTCAAGACAGTTAGTAGAGAACTTGTTTGGTGAGACTCCTTCTGACTTTGGCACACTAACTTTAGAAGGCAATACAATAGTCTATAAGGTAGAAGACGGAATAATAACTTTAACTATAACGGACAGTGATGGCAATTCAACGACTATATCTTTGCCTGTTGGTAACTTTACTTTCTAGTTGTGCAGTAGTACAGGAGAGTGGAGACTTAGTTTTAACTAAAAGAATCCAGTCAAGTTCTACATTAGATTTACAATCAGAAGAGTTAAGAAATTTACCACCAGCTAAAGTAAAACCAACGATAGCAATATACCCTAATAGTTTTAGGGACTTAACAGGACAGCGTAGAAGTAACAGTACTTTTGCTTTGTTTAGTACAGCAGTAACACAAGCACCTGAAGCTTTTCTTATTAGAGCTTTTAAGCATACAGCAGGTGGAGAGTTTTTTAGAGTTGTAGAACGTGTAGGTTTAGATGACCTAACAAAAGAAAGACAACTCATACGTAGTACACGTAAAGATTTTAAAGAAGATAATAAGATGCAACCACTGTTATTTGCAGGGTTGTTAGTCCAAGGTGGTGTGATTAGTTACGAAGCTAATCTAAAATCTGGAGGTTCTGGTGCAAGGTACTTAGGCATTGGGACAAGTAAACAGTTTAGAGAAGACACAGTTACTATATCTTTAAGGTTAGTATCTGTATCTACCGGTGAAGTTCTTATGGAAACATTAGTATCCAAAAGCATTTTATCTACAAGTGTTTCTCAAGATGTGTTTCGTTTTATTGAGACTGGCACAGAGCTAGTGGAAATAGAAGGTGGTATATCAGAGAACGAAAGTGTTTCTATAGCATTACAAAAAGCTGTAGAGACTGGGGTGTTGAATATTATAAACATAGGAATAGAGAGAGGCTATTGGAAATATGAACAAACTAAAATTATTAAGCCTGATTGTACTGATGAATGTATCAGTGCTATACGGGGCTGACAACGAAATATACATAGACCAATCAGGTGCTACGTTTAACTTAGATGCTGAACAGTTAGGTTCAGGTAACATTATAGGTGGAGCAGATGCAATTGCTGGTACTATGACTGCATTAGATTTAGATGGTGCTACACAGACCATAGACATAAATCAAATAGGGTCAAACAATAAGTTCTTAGGAGATATTACTGCTGATAATTTCATAGGTTTTTGGGAGTTTGATGGTTCTACTAACGTGTTCAACGTACAGATAGACCCTACTAATACTTATGGTGCTGATGGTTCTGATGTTAATGTAGATGTAACAGGTGGTACAAATACCTTTACACTAGACTTAGCAACTACAGCTCTTGCAAGTAATGCAGATGTTGATTGGGTTATCAATGGAGATGGTAACACACTTGATTTTAATATTAACTACACTGATGCTACTAATGACGTAAATGTAGATGGTAACGATAATACTATCAACTTTACTGGTCAAGGCTATGCAGGTGGTTACTTTAAATTAAATCAAACAGGTAACTCTAGAACATTTAACATACAACAATTGAGTACTTTAGACAATGACTGGTTACAAATTAATTCTACTGGTTCTAGTGGTACTATCTGTGTCATTCAGAACGATGGGGGAACAGCAGTCGGTTGCTAATATAGGCAACATAACTGAACTGAACGGAACAGGTAGAGTCGTAAGAGATGAAACCTTCCAAGCTTCTCTAGCATTAGACATAAACAGCTACGATAATGTCCAAACTTCTAACGGGAGATTGGGCATTACTTTTTTAGATGACAGTCAAGTTAGATTGACAGAGCATTCTGAATTAATCATAGACGAATTTATCTATGACCCTGACCCGTCTAAGTCTAAGATGGCTTTACAATTCGCCAGTGGTACTGCAAGGTTTATCACTGGTAAGTTAGCATCTATAGATAAAGAAAACATATCTATACAAACTCCAAGTGCCACGATAGGTATACGTGGTACAGACTTTACCGTGACTGTTGATGAGTTAGGTAGAAGTCTAATTATTTTATTACCTGATGACGATGGTCTTCCAAGTGGGGAGATACTCGTTAGTACAGCAATGGGACAGGTGGTTCTTAACAAGCCTTATCAAGCTACTACAGTTTCTATGTTTGAAACTAAACCCACTAATCCCGTTATCCTTGACTTGACTCTTGAGTTAATTGATAACATGTTAATTGTAAATACACCACAGGAAATAAAAGAGAATGAAGGACAAGATGGAGGGAGCAACACTAATCTTCTTGATGTTGACTACCTTGAGTTTGATGATTTAGAAATAGATTACTTAGCAGAAGATGAATTAGAATTTACAGAGCTTGATATAAATTACTTGGATGTTAATTTTCTTGAAGACTTGTTAGACATTATAGAAGATGTCAATGAGTTAGACCAAACCTCAACAATTTTAAAAACTGATATAGATTTAAAAGGTACTAAGATTGGTTACGATAGTGAGACTCAGATAAATACTTTTATGACTGATAACGTAATAACATTTTACAAAGCTTTAGAAGACACGATTAAATTAGACTTAGATAAAACAAATGCTTACACCGTAGTAATGATACAGAACGGTAAGAGTACACAGATAGTTGTCAACGGTGGTGGTAACTCTAGTATAACTATAACACAAGGAGACTAACATGAAGTGGTCTATAGGTTTATTATCTTTACTTACAATTCCTTTACTTTACAACGCCCTTCCATTAGAGGTCTTGAGATTAAAAACCTTTGATGCTCTAGTACAAGAACAAAGTCCAACCGGACACTTTACAATCCTCAACATAGACGAACAATTCCTAGATGACCAAGGTGGATATCCTTTGCCTAGAGAAACACTTGCAAAGATTCACAATGATATACTAGAAGCTGGTGCATTAGGTGTTGGTTGGGTTATGTTATTTCCACATGCAGATAGGCTAGGTGGAGATGATGCATTTTCTAAAGCTTTACAAAGCTCTCCAAGTGTCATAGCTATGCCTGAAGTAAACAACGGTAACTATCCAAAGACAGTTGGTACAGTTATCAAAGGTCCAATAGTATCTTTACCAAAAGCTAAAGGTTTCTTAGAGAACATAGAGCCTTTAAAACAATCAGCTAATCAAGGTGCTATATCTGCACCAGTAGATGTAGATAACTTAGTAAGGCGTATACCTTTACTACAGCAAACAAACAATGGGTGGGTCGCTTCGTTTGGAACGGAAGTTTTAAAAATACTAGGAGGTGGTCAGACTTATCAGGTTGTAACAAACCTAAACGGAATTGAACAGGTTAGAGTGAGAGGCATTCCACCCATTGCCACAGATAGTCTTGGTCGTAAATGGATTAGTTGGGTTGATACACCACAGACTACACTAGAAGAACTAGACGTAGCTAACAAGTTTGTGTTCGTAGGATTCACAGCTAAAGGTATATCTCCACAACTCGCAACGCCCGTAGGACTATTAGAACCTCATAAGATACAAGCTGCTCTATCAGAAAGTATGTTGATGGACACACCACAAATACCTGACTATAGATTGTTTGTTGAGTTATTATTATTAATCCTCTCAGGCTTACTCACAGCCCTTGCAATCAATTATTTAGGTATCACTAAGGGTGTTGTATCATTCTTAGGTTTGTTCTCTCTAATGGGCTATATGGAGTATCACCTTGTAAGCTCTAATGTCCTGTTAGACTTTACATGGAGCATGATAAGTATGACACTTATTGCTACCTTACAATTCTATTTAAACTTTAGAACACAATTCAAGCTTAGACAGCTTATCAAGAAACAATTTGAACATTACCTTGACCCAAGACAAGTAAAACAACTACAAGATAATCCCGAACTCCTGAAGTTAGGAGGAGAACGAAGATATTGTACGTTTTTATTTACAGATGTGCGTGGATTTACTAGCTTGTCAGAGACTTTAGAACCCGAACAAGTAACAGAAATTATGAATAAAGCATTAACGATTCAAGCTAATGCAGTTAAAGAGCATGGTGGTATGGTAGATAAGTATATAGGAGATGCAATGATGGCTATCTTTAATGCACCTATAGACTTAGAAGAACACGAAACCAAAGCCATTCAAACAGCCTTGAAAATAAAACAAGATATGGCTGAAGCCGATTTAGGAATAGACATAGGTATAGGGATAAACACAGGAGAAGCTGTAATAGGTAATATGGGAAGTGATTCAAGGTTTGATTACTCTGCAATAGGGGATGCTGTAAATTTAGCAGCAAGGCTAGAAAGCTCTACTAAAGAACTTGGAGAAGATATAGTAATAGGATATAACACAGCAATTAAGAGTGCTATATCCTTAACTCTTTTGAAATCTATACTTGTAAAAGGTAAAGAAAACAAAGTACAAGTGTTTACTATTTCTCCGTCATAACTCTCGCACTTAAATAGTTTTCTAAGTAGGAGTGTACATTATCAAGTTTAAGATTAGCTTCTCTCAAAACTGTATCTAAAGTATGATACTCTTCTTTACTTAAGTAATCTTTCAGGCTTGATATATCAGTTGATGTTCTTTCTGATACTAGTTTACCTGACCTATCATAAAGTAGTTTGTAACCTAAGACTAATGCTTCTTTTCTTTTAGTCCTCATTTCTCAATCTCTGTAAAAGTAACACTGTCTTGTTTACCTCGTAGACCTGCTTTCATGTATGTTGTTGCTCTTCCTTCAAAGAAGTTCTGATGCTCAACACCCATGACTTCATCAATCCAGCCTAAAGGATTTTCTTTTTGGTCATAGTTAGTCTTAAGTCCTAGCTGTAATAATCTTCTGTCAGCTATGTATCTATTGTAAGCATACATATCTTTCTTAGTAAGTCCCGGAAGGTCTCCCATCTCAAACACTAAGTCTAAGAACTTATCTTCTAACTCAACCATCTCTCTACAGATTTGATAAAGCTCTGCTTTGAAATCATCTGTCCATATCTCTATGTTCTCTTGGATAAATTCTCTAAATAATTTAGTCATTGCTTCAACGTGCATTGACTCATCACGGATAGAGTAAGTAACAATCTGACCCATACCTTTCATCTTACCGAACCTTGGGAAGTTTAAGAGGATTGCAAAACTAGAGAATAATTGCAACCCTTCTGTGAAGGCTGAATAAACAGCTAGTGTTTTAGCTATAGTTCTTTTATCAGATTTTAAAGGCTTAAACTCCCCAACGTAATCGTGTTTGTCAGCCATCTCTTCATACTCTGAGAAAGCTTTATATTCTATTTCAGGCATACCTACTGTATCTAGCAGTAAGCTGTATGCATCTTGATGTATTGATTCCATGTTAGCAAAAGATGACATCATCATTCTTGCTTCAGGTTTCTTAAATATAGGCATGTACTTATCTATGTAGCCTGAAGCTACGTCAACATCCGATTGAGTAAACAATCTAAATATCTGTGTAAGTAAATGTTTTTCTTCAGGACTTATATCCTGCCAATCTTTTACATCAGTGTGCAGTGGAACTGATTCAGGCATCCAATGCATTTGATTTTGTAGTTTGTAATACTCATACATCCATGGGTATTCAAACGGTTTATAATAATCTCTAGTTTTTAATAGACTCATAATTTTTCCTTACCCTTCACAGGCGATACATTCCACATCGTCTAGTCTTATACGTGGAACTTTAGTGTTTACATTTTCTACATTACGTGCTGCATTAGTTCTAAAGTAATACAACGATTTTAATTTATTCATACCATACCAATGTACATCATTCACATACTGCATGTATTCATCATGCACTTCTTGTGGCTCTGTACTCTTAGGTAAAGTAAAGAATAGGTTGACAGACTGTGCTTGACACACAAACTCCTGTCGTTTAGCAGCATGTTCGACAATCCATATTTGGTTTATTTCATTTGCTGTTTTAAATATTTCTTTCTCATCATCAGAAAGTATATCTAAGTGTTGGACCGAACCCTCATTGGCTGAGATATCTTTCCAAACTTCATCTAACTCTTTGCCCTTCAGTCCCTTAGTCTTGAGAACCTTTTCAAGGTATTTATTCTTAACTTGGTAAGAGCCGGATAAGGTCTTGTGAGTATAGCAGTTAGCCCTATAAGGCTCAATACTAGGGGAAGTGCCACTACATATAATGCCACTACTAGCATTAGGAGCAATAGCCATGAGGTTAGCATTACGCTTACCTGAACCATGTATGTCAGGAGCTTCTCCACGTTGCACAGCCAACTCTTTGGTAGCTTCGTTTGCTCTAGTGTTGATGTAAAGGAATGCTTTATAGTTGAAGCCAGTCGCAAAGATTCCTTCAAAAGGAATGTTCCTCCCTTGTAGGTAAGCATGAAAGCCCATTGCACCGAGTCCGAGACTTCTCTCTCTATATGCCGAATAGGCAGACTTAGTAAATCCTTCTTTACCTTCTCTAACATATTTCTGAAATCTTTTAAAGTTTGCACTGTATTCTCCTAGTTGTGTTGTATCTATTGCGTTGTCAATGTAGTGCTGTAAAACATTGTCAAGCATGGTTATTAAATCTTGTATAAAGTTATCATCCTTTGACCAAGCATCAAAGTGTTCTAGGTTTACGGATGATAAACAACATACTGCTGTTCGTTCTTCGTCTGTTGGTAGAGTAATCTCTGAACACAGGTTGCTCTGTCTAATCTTAAGACCTAAATCTTTCTGTGCTTTAGGTAGATATTTATTACAGGTATCTATGTTAATCATGTAAGGTTCGCCTGTCTCTGCTCTAGCATGAATGATTTGCCACCATAAGTCTCTAGCGTTTACTATTTTAACAGCTTCGTTACTTTTAGGGTCAATCAATCTCCAGTCATCATCCTTCTCTACTGCTTCAAGGAATGAGTCAGTAATGTTTATACCATTGTGTATGTTGAGATTCTTTCTGTTGATGTCTCCACCTGATTCTTTTCTCATGTTTATAAACTCTTCAATCTCGGGATGGCTTATATCCATGTAAGCTGCATAGCTACCACGTCTTGTTGTGCCTTGATTAAAGGCTAACATCTGTGAATCAACTACGTGCATGAAAGGAATTGAACCAGTAGAACGACTGCCATGAGTAGTAGAAATACCGTTACTCCTAATATCGCCCCAATATCCACCAATGCCTCCACCTGAACTTGCCAACCATATGTTCTCGTCATAGTGAGCAGATAAACCACCCCTACTGTCAGGAACATAATTAAGGAAACAACTGATAGGAAGCCCACGACTTGTTCCCCCGTTACTAAGTATAGGAGTGCTAAACATGAACCAACGAGAGGAGCTGTAGTTGTAAAGTCTTTGAGCCAACTCAAAATCTGTCTCACCTTTGAAGGTTGCTCCGAAGACGGAGGCTCTTGCGAATGCTTCTTGTGCATGTGTTTCATTCTCCCAAAGATATCTATCTTTCAATGTATCAAGACTAAACTTATCAAATGTTTTTTCTTTATCGTAGTCTATTTCAATTCCTAAGTAAGGCTTAGTTCCTATTTTGTCTTCAATCATTTTCTTTATCCTGTAAATGTATTGCTATTATAGCATAGTGTACTATCTTTAGCAAGTCCATTTTGTTTTTACCACCCTTCTGTCCGTATCTCATAGCATACTTCATGATGTTTCCCATAGCAAAACCCTCTCCATGTCCTGCATCTATTATCATATCTGATGCTTGATACTTTCCGTTGGAATAATGTAAGCCATACGTAGCGTCTACATAGCTTTGTATGTCTTTTATTATTTCATCCTCATTAAATTTATAGTTCATCGTTTCTCCAGTTATCAGGTAAAGTATTTTCACTGTACCATGTAAATTTATTTTTATCAGCCCACTCTGCATGTGTTCTTTTAGTGCCATCCTTTCTTCTCTTAGCCTGTGGCATAGGAGCATAAGGACTCAAGAATAAAAACACTAACTCTTGATTTGGCTTGAGTGCTTTACGCACCCACACATACTTATTATATTCTTGATAGTCCCAAAATCTACCCTTTGCTTCTAAAAGATATTCTTTGTTACCTATCCTCTTTACAAAGTCAGGCTCGTAATTATGCTCAACAATGTAAGGAACTTTATTCGTGTGATGTTTCCACTCTTGTAAGATAGTGGTGTGCAATGTATGCTCCCACTTAGAATCATATCCCTTTGGAACATCCTTTTCTTTTGGTCTAACCTTCCTAGGTTTTCTAAAGCCGACCATTAAATAACATCCGAATAAGTAATGTCATCTATATGTTTAGTTCTTAAAACCTTTTTAATTCTTTGGGCAAACCACCTAGGGGTGTAGGCAGAAACCATTAGTTTTCTGTTAGCATAGAAGTGTGTGTCTTCAGGTAAATACTTTTCATAATTATCTACGCTTACTTTCTTTTGTTCTTCTTCAGTAAGCATACTCTGTAACCACTCTACTACAAACTCTTTAGATAGCTTACGTACTTGTTTAGTTTTTAATTCTCTCATAGTTTTATTTCCTCAACCTTTGGTTCTTTAGTAACCGTTGTAAAATATACAGGACCTTTGGCATACTTGAAAGCTCTTAGTCCTTTACCTTCGTTAGAATCTTTATGGCATTCTATCTTATGAGGACACCACCCACAGTTCTTAGCTAACTTCATGTTGCCTGAAAGACCTTCGGCTACAGGAGTATAACAAAACTCAGGTGGAGTATCTTTTACTATAAGTTCTTTTATGTTATCTATCTTAGATACTATGTTAGGCTTTTCAATATCGTCAGGTATGTAAGTACAAAGCTCTCCTGTTTCTTTATTCATAACCAAGAAACCACCCTTGCTTGTACCCTCGGCTGCTTCGTAACCTGCTAGTTGAGAGAGATAACCAAAGGCATCATCTTCACTTAGTGTACCTTCTTTAAACTTCTTAAAGGCATAACCTGATGCAGTCTTTACATCTACCACTTCTCCGTCTATCTTACAGTCCATGTGTCCTTTGATTCCGTTTACAGTTATTTCTTTCTGCATGTCGGTAAGTTTATGACCAGTAAGTTTAACAAAGAACAAAAGTAAAACCTCAAGTAAATGTCCGTATAAGAATTTAATCTGTATGTTAGGCTGTAATTTTTCTGTTGTGTCTGATTGAGTATGAGCATCATACCACAAACGTCTTTCAGGTTTACCTATGTTAGACATCCTAAGAGTTTCTTTGTTTGTTCTGTCTTGAGGAGTAGCCCAGTGTCTAAGAGCATCAGCCATTTCTTTACCAAACTCTTCATAAGTTTCTTCTGAAATGTCTAACTCATTGCCTTCTGTCAGAGAATCTAACATGGCATAAATGTCGGGTACTAAGTTACTTAGCTTTTTCATTTTCTGTTTCCTTGAATGCGTTGATTACATCCGATGAGAATAATTTTTGTAGGTTAACAAGAAACATTTTACTTGCGTTGTGGTCTCCACCACTTACAGTTCTAAACGTATTTGCTTTATCTACTATTGTTTTAAGTACATCTGTTTTAAAAACTAATGTGCAGAACTCATTGTCTCCTACACATAGATTATGAAACCAGTAATCAGATTCAGTTGCCCTGATGCCTGAAGGTTTACCGTATGATTCATATTCTATACAGATGTTTCCAGACTTTTGCCATAAATCTTTTTCAGATTTAACTTCTATTTTTTTATTGGTCATCATGTCTGCTATTTTTTCTTCTCTTATTGTACCATAAGCTAAGTCAATGTCAAACTTTTTTCTGTCTTCTTTTATTGGTTTCATTCTGAATGCTCCACGAATTTTAATTCTCTTGTATGTGGGTTAAAAGTTAATAACTGTACTCCCATTTTTATTTGTTTCTTTGTTCTATTATTTGAGGGTAGTAATCCTTTACCTGTATCCCAGTTTACTTCTCTGTTTTTTCTTGCATATAAAGTTTTTACATCTATTAAAGTTGTTTCATTATTTTTTATAGCTATCAAATCAACTGGTCCCGAACAACCTGAGTTTTGAAAAACCTCGTAGCCTTTATCCCATAACCATGTTACAGCATAATACTCTGCGAAGTCTCCTTTTCTACTTGTATTTTTAATGGGTTTCATACCAACTATCTCCTATTTTATATTCGCCTGTTAAAGGGCAACGCATGTTGTAATGTTGTCCTGCTTTTTCTATTGCTTCTACACCGAGCCTACCTACAAAGTCTGCTTGACTTTCAAGCACTTGTATCTGCCACTCATCATGAATGTTAGCTACAAACTTTGCATCTAAACCGTTAAGTCTTATGTTATCGTCAAGGATAACTAAAGCTTTCTTCATGGCTATTGCACCACCACCCTGTAATAAAGTGTTTAATGCTGCATGTTTATGTCGTAGTAGAATCTTACGACCGTCTAACCCTTTGAGGTAGCTCTTCTCCGAAGCTCTGTCAACTCGTTCCTTAAGAGTTCTAAGTGTTGGTAGACCAGTAAGAAAGCGTTCTCGCAATCGCTTACCGTCTGCTCTATTTCCTTTAATGATGCTTCCAATTTTTTCATCTCCTGCCCCGTAAATGAGTGCATAGATGAAAGTTTTTGCCTCATCTCTTGATTTAAGTCCAGCAAACTGTTGGTTAGCTGTGTGAATGTCTCCGTTGATAATTTCATTTATGTAATCCTCGTCAGCCATATAGTGTGCTAACAATCTAAGTTCTAATCCACTTGCATCTATACCTACAAGTTTGTAACCTTTTGGTACAACCCAACAAGACCTACACTCTTTACCATACGGACTGTAAACAGCAGGTACTTGTGCCATGTTTGGACCTCTGTGAGCCATACGACCAGTGATAGCACCAGTACAAATGACTGACCCATGCACTCTACCATCATCTTCATGCACTGCATCTATCCATGAATGGACTTGAGCTAATCGCTTTTGATACAGTAAGAAGTCTGCTATAAGCTGTGCTTCTTTTATATGAGTAATCTTTTTAAGAGTAGTCTCGTCAACAATAGCCTGACCTGTTGGTGTAAACTTATTGGGTTTCCATCCAAGTTCTTGGAGTCTTTGACCTATCTGTTTCCTAGAGCCTAGATTAAATTCTTGAAGTGTCTTCCTCATAAAAGGTTTTTGTTCAAGCGTACCCTCTATTATATCAGAGTACTCCTGTTCTGTCAATCCCTGTTTGGAAAGTTTACCATCTTTTTTTAGTTTAGGTTTAATTATTTTGTCATCAATCCATATAGGTTTGAATGTTTCATGTACCTTATCTTCTGTTTCTTTTAGCTTACAACTTAACTCTGAAGCTAGGAACATTGCCTGTTCATCATTGAAAAGAAAACCATTTTGTTTTTGTTGTTCAAGTATATGTGTAACTTTGTGTTCTAACTTTATACATTCTTTTGAAAAACCTAAAGATTCTTTTTTCAAATAATTAAATAATTTATAATTTATATCTACATCTCTTTCACAATAAGATAACATCTCTTGTGTAAAGGCAGACCACTCAGGGGAATCTTTCTTAGGTAAGCCTAACTTGTAACCCCACTTAGCTATACTGTGTCCACCCTCTCTTGTAGGGTTTAGTAGCCTAGATAAAACTAATGTATCTATAATTTTATCTGAGTGGTATAAGTCTACACCAGTAAGCTTCTTGATTACAGGTATATCATAACCTAATATGTTGTGTCCTATAAGCCTGTCTGCTTTTTGTAAGAACTTTATGCCCTCGTCAAGGGTGTCTTCGTAGAAGTGATAGAACTTTCCGAGTTCATCTTGTGCTACGAGACACCATATAACTGAAGGATTTAGTCCGTCTGTTTCTATGTCAAATACTAATTGCATATTTGTCTCCTATTAAAATGGTATGATATCTTCTTCTTTAGAGTTAAGCATTTCTAAATCCTCATACTCTGCTAACCTACCTGTTTCTTTGTCGTACACTAGAGAACAAGCCATGCCTACATCTCCTGTGTATCTTGATTTAAGTATACGAAGTTTAGTTGTTCTTGATTCTAAATCATCATCTGACTGTTGATTTCTTTCTAGTGCTATAACACAGTCGGATAGTTGAGCAATACTATTTGAACCACGAAGATGAGATAAGCTTACACTGACACCATTCTCATGACCTTTGTTACCCTCGATTCTACGTAAGTGAGAGACAAGAATAATACCTGCACCTGTTTCTTCAACCATGCTACGAAGTCTGTGCATGATACTGTCGATAGCCTTACGTTCGTCCCCATCCAACATAGAACTCACTAGCATATGTAAGTGGTCTACTACAACCCATTTACAATCACAACCTACGATAAGATATCTAAGCTTTGCAAAGATAGCATCAATGTCGTTAGCACCAAAGTGAGCATGGATAAATACCCTGTCTTTACTGAAGACCTTATCGAACATGCTAGTAAGCTTAGCATCTCCATAGTCATCACGAACACTGTCGATAAATAGTTTGTCACTAGCTTCGATAGAAAGTATACCATCTACTGTACGCTTCCAGTCTTCTTCAAGTGCAATGATACCTACGTTGTCATCTGTCTGATTGATAAGCCAATGCTCAAGCTCTCTTGTAATACTAGACTTACCGAGACCAGTACCACCTGTAAGAGTTACAAGCTCACCTGCTCTAAGACCGAGTAGCTTTTTGTTAAGACCTTCCCAAGGATAAGGCACACTCTGTTTACGTTCTCTGTTTAGGAAGTCATGTTGTTTCTCTGATACCCTGATGATACCACTTGGTGTGTAGACTTGTGCATCCCACCATGCTCTTGTAAAGTCTTGGTGTTTACCTTTGTTGAGCATATCGTTAGGGTCTTTGTAGCCATTAGGAAGCGTAACTATCTTTGCTTTTCCGGGCTTGATAATACTAGCTACCTTTTGTGAAGCTTCCATACCTGCTTTGTCTTTGTCAAAACATATGACAACATTGTCAAAACTTTCTACGTACTCAAGGCTTTCTTTGATGTCTTTTACAGCCGAAGCTGCACCACGTTTGATAGATACTACTGCCCACTTACTACCAAGTAATTCGTAGGTAGCCATAGCATCACACTCTCCCTCAACAATCGTAAGATACTTACCACCTTCTTTGAAAAGGTTCTGACCAAACAATCCTGAGTCTTGTATAGTACCATCAAACGAAAAGCGTTTGTCTCGTACATACCTAATCTTTGTAGCACACTGCTCGTGATTAATATAGAAGGGATAAAGGTGCTGTGCTAGTTGACCACTTGCATCATACACAACCTTAACACCATACTTTTCTGCTGTCTCTTTAGATATATTTCTATCTGTAAGCTTTGCAAAGATACCACCATGTGCATTTACATTAGGCTTGGGTGTCGGTTGTTTGATATAGTTTGTCATTGGCGTTACGTTTCCCTCGTAGTTTGAATAAAATTTGTCACAACTAAAACATTTTGCAGACCCATCAGCGTTGACAGACACTGCATCTTTGCTACCACATTCGTGACACGGAACATGATACTTAATAAATTTACTTTGTTCTTGCATAATTACCCTCGTTTTTAAATAAAAAAGCCACCCTGTTTTACGAGAGTGGCTTCGATTGGAGATATGAAAAGTTAATTAGTCTTCTTCGCTAGAAGCTTCCTCATCAACTGTTTCTTCTTCAGACTCTACCACTGCTTCAGGAGTATCCTTTAAGAGGGTTTCAAGATTACCCCTATGTGCAGAACTCGCAAAGTTTAAAGCTTCTAAAAGAACTTCCAACGTGCCTACCTTATTGATGGTAATACGAGCATTGTTTTGTAGTTCTTCATTTTCTATTTTGTTCACATCATAAGACGTGACACCTTCATCATTCTTAATACTAATAATCATATTAAAATTCCTCCCCGTCTCCAAACGGGTTTAGCTCAGCACCGTCCTGAGTTTTCAAAGCTACTAAGTCAATGACTTGCATAGCTTGAAAGTCCAAGCCTTTGAACTGACCATACTTGTTGTCGGTTTCCCACTCATTGTATTGAACTTTGACATGAGAACCATTACCCACTACATCATCCATAGCGTTCTTCTCTTTATCAAAAAGCTTAGGTGCATTTCTTACCATGCCATTCGGACCGTTTACTTTTCTCTTTATTGTCAAGGCTCTACCCACAGAGGTCTGCCCACCATTCTCATCCTTTACAGATAAGTCTTTTATCTTGAAGCCACGAGCCTCAAAACTATTTGCAACATCATTCTCCACTACTAAATCAACTGTATACACAGGCTCAAATGTAGTGTTTGGTGTTGTTACTGAAGCCCAGTAGGCTTTTCCTTCTAATACTGCCATATAATTTCTCCTTTGTTGGCGTTTAATTGGGGCTATTATACCCTACTTCTTGTTGAATGTCAAGCATTATATCATCCATTGTATAACTACTTTCGTCACAAAGTTTAACATAAAAGTTCTTGTCTTTCCAACGAACTTCGTATGCTATTTTGTTTTCGTATAGTTCTTCAAGGTGTTTGCTTAACCACTCCTCAAAATATCTAAATTGATTTCTGTTTAGTTTTGTAAAACCTTCTTCCATTATTCCTCCTCGGGTAATATCTTTCCTGTCAATACACCAACACCACCTGTTGCTGATTGTTCTTGTGTATTAATAGAAGTTCTTAAAGCTTTATGAGTCATCTTTAATAGTTCAATATCTCTTTCAAGCTTTGAAGAAGTTTCTTCTAAAGAAGTTATCTTCCTATTAATAGTATTAATATCATTACTATTGTTTAGTATATCATCATTGAGTACAATAACACTAGCATACATTGTTACACCTACTACTATAACTAGTATTACTTTAATTAAAAATAAGTTTATTTTATTTACCATTCTGTTACATCCTTTTTTCTTTTATCATTATATTTTACAACACGCCTACCACTTGCATAGCCTGTGGTTTCACGTTCCCATTTAGAATCTTTAAAAGTTACTTCAATAAAACTAATATCTTTATCAAGTTGTTCTTCTTTTAGTTTTTCTTTTTGTTCTTCTACTATATCTTTGTACTGTGTCATAGTGTTATGAACTCCATGTAAGGCTCTTCTTTGTGTCCTTCAGGTAGCCATTGTACCATATCTTTTACCTCTTGTAAAGTTAAAGTTGTAGCTGTGCTTTCTCCCTCATCATCATGTGCTAATATTAAACCTTTACCTGCATAATTTGCACCAAGCTCTATCATTCTAAAGTATTTTTGATTGTCTTTGAATAGACCTTCATCATCAAGGTATAAATCATTGTTTTCTTTTGCCATAGCTACATCAAAAGTTCTACAGTCTATAAGGCTATATATTTCTTTATAGTTTCCTGAGTATTCTACCTCAGTAATTGTTTCTTCGTGTGGGTTTATTAGTATTCCTTTCATTTTGCTACCTCCATGGTATGTTGGTTATAATAAATACTTTCAGCTAAAAACTCAAGTATTGTTTCTCTATCATCATCTGCATGAAGTTCATACAGATAACAAATCTCATCTATCTCTTCTGTTAATAATAGTTTAGCATCATCTTCTAAGACCTGCTCATATATTTGTTCTAATGTTCTTTCGTTGTGTATGTTACTCATCATCTACCTCCCATGTTTTTACTTCTGTTATTTCTAAAGTGTCTTTATATACACCCCACCTATCCCACATAATATCTATAGCATGTTCTTTGCTTTCAGCATAGTCATCTAAAGAATCTATCTGAACAGTTGTGCTTACTGTTATCTCATATACTTTCATCAGTTCAATCCCTCCACTTGATTCCAGTCCTCATCAAGGATAAGTACTTCTTCAAAGTTATGTTTATAATCTACGTCTAAGTCTTGCCAGTTTTCATACACCTTTTGAGTTCCATCTTTAAAAGTTATGTGTAGGTCTGCTCTTAACAAGTCCCAATCTTCTATCTCATCCCAATCAATACCTAGTTCATCTAAATCCCAACTAATATATGCACTGTATCTAGCTTCTATCTTCTTAGGTTTAGTTCCTTCTAGCCAATCACTCATTATATGATTCCTCCTTTTGTATATCAGTTATCTCATCATCTCTTAAATATATGTTATGTTCTTGTTCAAAAGTTTCCTTTACATATTCTATGTAGTCTTCTTTTGTTTCACAATCTGCACCTATATCAAATACAGTATAGGTTATTTTACTACTCCATGTTTTCATTATCTACCTCCTATGCTGTTTGTATTACAAAGCCACTAGTATCTTTCTTGGCTTTACCTTTTGCTTTTAGACCAACAATCACATTGCTCTTATCTAAAAATCTTAAATCACTTTCATCTCCATTGACTACCTCTCTACCCTTGAAATAGATAGGCATATCTCCATTGAATACAACTGCTATGTTGTAAGCAATCTTGTCGAACAGATTGGCGTACTTCATATTAGCTTCACTGTAACTCCATGTCAAGTGATAGTTTTTATATTCAGATACTTTTCTTGTAGGTATCTTGGTGTAATCATAGAATTGTACAGTCGGAAAGATATCAAAGATATTCTGTCCGTCTATCTTGATAGTCTCCCATTGTATGTCACTAGTACCATTCAATCTTATGCAAGGAAGCTTACCTTTCTTTTCACAGTATCTTACAAACTTCATAACGTCTGTAATCAGGTAAGACATGAAGGTTTCTTTGTCCTCCAAATACAAATTAGTCTTACGCTTTCTAGCTTCTTGTATGACATTAGTGGTTTCACCCTTCTTTATAATGCCACCTCTACCTGCTGTATTTAGACAGGCTTCCTTGCACCCTGCAACGTCCTGATAAGGACATATCTTGGTGTTGATTGGACTCAAATGCATGATAGCAGTCAAGTAATTACTTATCTTCTCACCCTTTATAATCTTAGGGTTGTTAAAACTTAGTAGTTTATAACTCATATTATTCCTCCTCTATGCCTTCAAATCTTACAACCTTTGAAGTATTTAAATATTCTTGAAAGTAAAAAAAGTAATCCTCGTTTCTGTTGGCTATGTGTTGGTTCTCATCACTACTTGCATACCTTTTAGCTTGTGCTTCACTCTCTGCATCAACCTCTATAGTTGCTACATAATGTCTTTCTACTTCTATTAAGTAAGTTCCTTCTGTTCTTCTTGTCATATTTATCTCCATTAAGTTAAAATTAAAAGGCACTTTAAAGTGATACCCAGCACTCGAACATTATCTTTTATAGACACCGAACGACTGTCTTTTTACAAGGGAAGGTACTCGGTTTAGTTCATATCCCATTTCATCTACAACCTTTTCAAGAAAGGATTTTACAGTAGCTCGGACACCTTGTAAAGTTTTTTATGCAAACAATCTAGTGAATGACATCTTCAACCTAGCAAATAAGCTGTTAGTTGTGTAGTATTCATAGTCGTTTATAACCTCTAAAGTATCTTGAACATCAATGTTTGAAGCTACTTCAAGGATTTGCATACCTTTGTTATCTTTACCAAGAGGTGTTCGCCTTACAAAATGTAAAGGTCTACTTGGTTTAGGCTTTTGATTATACACAGATACTTTACCTGAATGATAACCCTCAAAAGTATCTCCTGTAGTAATCTCATGCCTTTCTTTATTGGCTCTGACTCTAACAATATTTACTCCTAAAGAGTTTGCTTGATTCCAAAGTGTTTGAATACTTTGTGGTGCTTTATCAATTGATACAACAGTTTTTGTATCTCTTTTTCCATAGACGATTTTCGCCATAATATATCTCCATATTTTAGTTAAAATTAAGTCGGGACTATATAATATTATATAATCCCTAGCATTTTCGGATAAGTTATGTCTGCTAGACAACCTCTTCTATTTATTTATAGTCTCTAATCAGAGAAAGACTTTTTCAGGACTGTTGCTCGGCTTATATTTGTTCTAGTTTATCCTGATTGCACAGTTTAATTTTACGATTTAACAGTAATCCCTAGAGACCAAGCGATATTATTATTGTGCTTAAAGTTAAAACAGTAATTCAGTTTTACTTTGCTACACCTTGTGCTTGATGTCCTATAGTTTACATCTTCAAGAAAGCATTTTTTAATTAAATAATTTATGCCTTACATCTTCTCGGATTCGGTTTAGTACATTTCTTTTGAATATACTAGTTTAGAAGCAGAAGCATCTTTTAAAAACAAATCTAATCTTGTTTCTTCGGTAACTTCTTTTTCTAATTCATAGTCATATCTTGTGCTATGAATAACTAAATCTCTACATAAAAAACAATTTCCTTTGTTTATTGCTTTTACTTCAATTTTAGTTACATCTGATATTCTAATATTTGTCATATTTATTCCTTTTAGTTGTTTAGTCTTAGTAGACCTGTTAGTTAATTGCCCCACCACAATAGCAAATCCAATCGGAGTTGTCAAGAGGAACAGGGCATATAAGTATTTAATGTACGATTTTTAAATGACTTTTATTATGTAATTTACTTTCTTCTTTATAAGCAAGTTTATCTTCTTCATTAACATTATCCCAATCATTATATGATAAATAAGGATTTTCAATTATATCAAAAGAAACTTTAGCTTTAGCTACTATGCTTGTAAATTCTGTAAGTAATTCTAATAAATCTTCATTATCTAAATTTAATAAAAGATTTTCATAAGCTTCAAAACCTTCATCATCTGAAAGTTTTGTAAATTCTTCTATTTTATCAAAATATTCTATTGCTTTCATATGTTTACTCCTATATTTTCTCTATGTTCCAAACAGTTCCCTGTTCCATAGATGTTTTATTTAAAAAATCAAAAGTTGACGTAACTTTCACCCAACCAAATCTACCCTGATAAATCATAGACCTATCTTCTTTCATGTTGAAAGCTTGTCTAAACCTGTAACCCTTTGATTTAAGGTAGACTTTTGCTTTCTCCAAGCTATTAAACCTTACAGGTTTTCTTGTTTGAGAGTCGACAATTGTTGCCATGTTTTGTAATCCATTTGGATTTTCACATTTCTTTTTCATATTTACACCTCCATGTAATTGAATTGGTCATCATCAATGACGCTGTTAGCTTCTAAGTCTAGACAAAAGTCTAGTATATCTACATATTCTGTTTCAAGATATTCATCATCCTGAAAAATATCAAGCAGTTGCTCTGCTTCTATTTCATCTGTGTTAAAATTTAATTTCTTTTCGTTGGCTATTGCCATAATCGTTCTCCATTGGTTGATTGCCCTATCACATTAATCGATTGGACAAGAGTTGTCAAGTGAAAGTACACATGTAAAGCATAAACATAAAATACTTTACATGTGATGTATAAATAAATATTTACCAAGACAGTCTGCTTGGCTCAAAGTTGAAATCTTTAGGGTTACTTGTAAACCCATAGTCTTTCCACCATGCTCTTGGTCTTGAATACTTACCTGTTTCATTATAAACTTTGCAGGAAGCATCAGTCATTGAGTCTCTACGCCATTGAAGAAACGCATGAACTTTGAATTTTTGTAAAGACATTCTCACTTTGTGAGCATTTGACCTCATTGTCACCCATTTTCTGCCTATTTTTATTTCATAACCACGATAACCATACTTTCCATGAAAGTTTGTGTAGAAATGGTCAGACATTTGAGGGTTTAAAAGCCTTTCCATACGAGTTTCGCTAATTGCATTGACTAGATTTTCCATATATTTCCTGTGAACTCAATAGTTCGGTTGAAGCAGTCAGCGACATTGCTGATTGCCCCAATAAGCTTAGAGCCTGTTTTTGGAGTTGTCAAGAAGGAAGGCACAGGTAAACATGTTCTAACAGGCACATGTATAAATACAAACTTTATGTGATTTCTAATGTAAATTATTTACATGTTTATGCGTAAAGTTTCGCCCTGCCATCAAGGGTCAGATGTAAAGATTTTACAGGCGTGTGACGCTTTATGACGTAATCATGATGCGTAAATTCTTACGTAGGTAAATCAAAGTCTTAAACGACTTTGGGCATTTGAGGGCTTTCGAGAGGTTTCGTGGCTTGGTTTTGAGAGGTTCTACTTTCTTGACGTGCGTTAACGCATGTAGAAAGAGGTTGCAATTTGAAATTGAGTCGTTACAATGTAAGGGCAAAACAATTCCGTTCTGCACTTTAGACTCTAGAGTCTAGGAAAAAATATTATGGCAAAATCAACTGCTAAAACTTCGTTTACTAATACTAACCCTACTGCTGGATTTACAATCCAAGATGAACTAGCAAAGGCTTCCTATGGAATGGTCAGAAAGATTGCTTCGCAGTTCAGCAAAGCTGAGAAGTGTCCGAAGGACATCAAATGGGGAACTATTCATGGTCATTTCTTACAGAAATTAAATGACCCTAAGAATCCCTTGAAACAAGGGGAAGTAGCTAAAATCTTAGCTATGAAGTCCTTGCCTTCGGCAGACTTGAAGGCTATGCGTTCTTACAAGAAACTTGTAAACCTTGCATAGTAGCTAAAGCTACTCACTAAGAAGACCCTTCGGGGTCTTTTTTTTGGTCTGAAATAACCTAAAGTCTTTAAAAGACTTCAACACACACAGAGACTTTCAAAGTCTCCCTAATAGACCGTCAATTGTTTTCAGCACCCAAATCATAGATTTGTCCTACGGAAACACATACACCCTACACAGCATGACAAGTTCACAGGAAGCTTTATAAGCTTTCCTAGGCTCTTGTTTACATGAGGTGAAGGTTATCATCAACCATAGGTTGAAAAGCTTTGTAATGGCTTTAGAATGCTGTATAGCTTGGTAAACTCTGTAGAGTTTGTAGAGTTATAGAATAGACGTATATTTTCTATGAAAATCTTGGAAACTTCACAGAACTATTAAGCCTTTGGCTTAGACTCGGTAGATTTTGGTAAGTTCTGTAGAGTCTTTAAAGTCTAGTAAGACTTTAAGTTGGGAATAATTTTATTAGCTTGGTAAACTCTATAGAGTTTAGTAGGGGAGGCAAGACCCACCCACCCCCACCCATATATATATACTAATGCTTCTACATTTTTAGGGAATTTGAGTTGGAAACTTCACAGAGCTTTTCTCTCTTTATAGAGAGCTAATTGTTTGTTCGGGTTCGGTAGGTTTGTTCGGGTTCAATAGGTCTAGAATGACCATGAGGATATGTTTCAACCCCGGCACACTTAATGTTATTATATAGTTCAAAACACATTTTGTCAAGTCTTTCGTAAAATATTTATAAAAGCTTGACAAACTCTATATAAACCTCTATAATATCCCTATGTCTTTACCATCAACAACTAAAAGAAAACTGACAGAAAAACAAGAGAACTTCCTTAATAATCTCATAGAGACTAAAGGAAACCTCAAACTTTCAGCCGAACTTGCAGGGTATTCAGGCAATCACTATCAAGTTATACAATCACTTAAACAAGAAATAGTAGATTTAGCCAGTGACGTACTTGCAAGGGAAGCCCCTTTAGCTGCCTTTAAACTTGTTGAGGTCTTACAGAGTGACAAAGCATTGCCACAAGCAAATGTAAAGTTACAAGCTGCACAGACCATTCTAGATAGAGTTGGTTTAGGTAAGAAAGAAAGATTAGAAGTGAATCATAATGTCAGTGGTGGTATTTTTATACTACCAGAAAAACATACGATTGATGTTGAAGCCGAGGATGCTAGTTATGAAACTATGGATAACTGAGCATGTAGATGAAGATGGAGCTGCAATAGGTCCATACATCAAAGCAGAAAGCATAGCACAAGCTAATAGAATAGCAATACAATATGGATTATTAGTTTTAGGAGAAATACAAGAACTCCAACATGATAATCTAAGCAAAGAAAGGATAGTACACTAATGCCAAAAGAAAAGGATAGTAGATTAAAAAGAGCAGGGGTATCAGGTTTTAACAAACCTAAAAGAACTCCTAGTCACAAAACTAAGTCACACATTGTTGTGGCTAAAGAAGGTGATAAGATTAAGACTATACGTTTTGGTCAAAAGGGTGCTAGTACTGCTGGTAAGCCTAAAGCAGGTGAATCAGATAGAATGAAAGCTAAGAGAAAGTCTTTTAAAGCAAGACACGGTAAGAATATTAGAAAAGGTAAAATGTCTGCAGCCTATTGGGCTGACAAGGTAAAGTGGTAAGATGCCACAACTAGGAAGCAACGAGAAACCTGTCCTTATGTCTAGTAAGAAGAATAAGGGTAGAGTCTATGGACCTTCGTGGCACGGAGGCAAAGGAGCAGCCCCAAGAGTCAACATACATTCTAAACAGTATGCTGATAACTGGGATGCAATATTTGGAAAGAAAGGAGACAAAGATGCCAACAAAGAAGAAAGCTAAATCAACCGTGAACAAAGCTGGTAATTATACCAAGCCCACTATGCGTAAGAGACTTTTCGAGAGGATTAAAGCCGGTACCAAAGGTGGTAAAGCCGGGCAGTGGTCAGCTCGAAAAGCCCAGCTCTTAGCAAAAGAATATAAAGCCAAAGGGGGAGGCTATAAATAATATGAAGGAATTTATGATAAAGATGATGGACAGACTAAACAAAGTCTACGCAAAACTATTTAAGAAATGTTTAACACCAAAAACAAATGCCAAAAGCAAAAAGTCAAAAAAGTCTAGATAGATGGTCTAAACAGAAGTGGAGGACTGCCAGTGGCAAGAAGTCTTCTAAAACTGGAGAAGTCTATGCACCTGCTAAAACAATAGCAAAGCTTAAGTCTACTGCTGCTGGTAGAAAAAAACTTGCAGCAGCTAATGCTAAAAAGAAAGCAGCTACTAAAAAAGGTAAACAACACGCAAAACACGGATTACACAAAGGCAAGAAAAGGTAGTGAAAGAAGGCTACATAAAGAAAAAGAGTGTAACCATTCCTTTTGGTTACAAGCTAAGTGAAGTAGAAGGATACTTAGCTCCTATACAAGAAGAACTAGATGTTCTTAATAAGTATATAGAGTCTGTAGTGAACGAGGAGTATTCACTCCGTAAAGCAGCAGAACTCATTAAGGAAGAAACAGGTAGAAGTATAACACACGTAGGACTATCTAAGATAATAAAGAATACTTATATTCCT